TATCTTGTGCTTTTGAGGGTATTGCATAGGGCAGAGGATAAAAGTGGCGTGTAGGGGCAAACAGGCGCGGAAAAGGGGAGGTTTCAGCCTCCCCGGTGGGTGGTGTGGTTAAGAGATTTCTGAGAACATACCGTGATTCGTTTTCATTTCCTGCCTCCTGCGGTGGTTAGTTAGTTAATCATGTCCGTTATTTATTATGTCAAATCTTAAATCGGATTGTTTACACCGTGAAGCGATATTAGAGTTATTGCGAGTAACCCGATTCCGTGTCCCCCGATAGTACGCAAGCCAAACCTTACCAACGCAAGGGAAAAATTCTTTTCTAAATTCAATATATCCGCTAAGTTTTTTCATCTCACTCCCTCCCCCTTATTCAGCATCACAATATTGTTGATGGTCAATCTGATTTTTAAGAAACATGGCCGAAGCAACAGCCTTTGCAATGCTCATGCCGTACTCGTCAATACAAAATTGCATAATGTCAGCTTGCCGATATCGTTTCGCCTGGCGTTTAGCGTCCTTCAAATTTCCGTTTATTAAATTATCGATCATTGTCTTCATGGTTACTTTTCCCCTTTCTGGGCGGTCTTGCGTTCTTTGTTCCAGGCGTACGATTTACACGCCGGACAAGCTTTAGGGTTTTCCGTCCTCGATTCCCACTTGTGTCCGCAGCGTTTGCAGGTGCATTTTGTCATGGTTTATTTTCTCCTTTAGATTTTTTTATAATTTGTCCCCTAAAGTTACGTTGAAGGTATGCAATAGTATTAATTTTATTGCCTCGGTATTGTGTTTGTAATTTACCGTCAGACATGACACAGTTTGCATCTACTGTATAGCTTTTTGCTCCCGTCTCAAAATCAGCATATGTCTCAATTTCTACTAAATCAGATACCATCATTTTTGTTCCGCCGACATTAACTTCCTTCATTTTGCTCCCCTTTCGTTCGTTTATTTGCCTTAATATTAGAGCAAGCCTCATGCCATGATTATAATCATAATCAATAAATAATAATTAGCATTGAAATTCAGCAACTTACGCACTAAAATAAATTAAAATCGTGTTTTCAAGGAACGTCGAAAATGTAAAAAACCGGTGCAATACAATCCAACCACAGCAAGGCTTTCAGGGTTTTGGCATGGTAAGTAGCTGAAACTATTACATTATAAAAGCACGTTCAAACAGCAGTAAAAGCCACAAGTCGGGGCATTTTCACCAACTACAGAAAAGCGGGTAAAAAGTATCCGAAAGAGCTTGACTAGCACTATATGTTGTGGTTTAATATTTGCCATGCCACAAGATATTGATTGCCGCACATGCCAGCACTATCAATACTGCCGCAATACCTGCCCAGCGATGGAGATTATCGCCAACGGCCACAGCCCACAACGCGAGCGGCCAATACCTGATGATATAATAGATCGCACCGGCCAGCGCGATTATAATGCCGCCCTGGCCGAGCTGATAGAGGATCAGCGCAACAGAGATGCCAACGCACTGGAGGATATACGCGCAATCGCCAACGCACGCACACGCCTCATTGCGGCTGCAATCCTGGCATACATCCCACAGCGCACAATTGCACAATTAATTAATCACTCCCAAGGGCGCATATCACAATTATATCATGCAATTAGCATTCAGCGGATTAATACCCGCTAATATATGTATATTAGATTATCCGGGGCAAGCGCCCCGACTAGCACAAAGGATGGCCGTAAGGCCAACAGACTAATCAGATTCCGCGCAAGCGGAAAACAAAACAACACAGAGATGAAACATGGCCGCAGAAAAGATCAAAAAAAACCCACTAAGCAAAACAACTCCACGGAAAGCGGCAATCCTATCAGCAGCAATGCAACATCCTACGCTTAGCCAACGAGCCATAGCAAAACTCACCGGCACAGATAGCGGGAACGTATGCAGAACACTGAAAGAATACGGAATTACACTCGAATCAGCGGATAACTACGTTAGCCACCGAGCAAAAATATACCAGGGAATACAATCGAAAATATTATCCGCGATCACAGCAGAGGATATTGAAAAGGCCGGATTAAGAGATAAATGCGTCGCCGCCGGTATCCTGCACGATCACGAGCGGATAGAGTTAGGCCAGAGCACCGATAAACAGCCTGTTCTGGTACTGGTTAGGGGCGATAACTGCAAGGTTAGTATAGGTGGCAAAGTGGAGGATGATGCAAGCGCAAGTGATAATCGGTCTAAATTAGTTGACATAACACCAGACGATAAATCACTCCACAAGCTAAGTGATTGAAATGATTAAGAACACATGTTTACATAATACAGTTTATACGACACTAGCTGGTTCCGTTAGCGAAAAGTGGAGTAAAGCATCTAATCATCATGCACATGATAGCGCACATGATACTAATGTGGCAAGGTGCAGCCGACGGAGCGGTGAGCGGGAGCCTGGACGGAACTGGCTGAATGAAAAAAGAATGCTTAATGGTAGGGGCGAGGTGGTGGGGTAGTCCCCTTCGGGCGGTGGTAGTGATGGTAGATATACCTCATCCCAGACATCAAAATACAAAAGGGCCGATATGATACGCAGTATGCCGAGTAGCAAGAAGTTCAGGGATAATTACGACAGGATATTCAGGAAGAAGCGCAATGGCAAGAATGTCAAGCAGACCAAGGGTAGAGACTAGGCCGGAGTTCAACTTTGATGTTGATGTGGCCAAGTTTACGGAGCGTCAGATGGAAGCTGTCCACGCTTTAGATTCTGGCCTGTATAAGTATCTGCTTTATGGCGGCGCATTGGGTGGCGGAAAGTCTTATTTCCTGCGTTGGGCGGCTTGTAGGTTGCTAATTCACTACGCCTCAAAATATGGCCTGGAATACGTTCAGGTGATGTTGGCCTGTGAGGACTACCCAAGTCTTAAGGATCGTCAGATTGGTAAGATGGCGCGGGAATTTCCGGCGTGGTTGGGGACTATGTATGTTGACCATCGGGAATACGGTCGGTGTTTCATTTTGAATAAGGCTTATGGTTCAGGGGTTATTTGTTTAAGGAATTTGGATGATCCTGCGAAGTATCAGTCTGCTGAGTTTGCGGCGATTCTTGTGGATGAGTTGACGAAGAATGATTTGAACACGTTTACTGATTTGCGGATGCGGTTACGTTGGCCTAAGATACCGGATATGGACTGTGTTTTTTTGGGTGCGACAAACCCTGGGGGCATAGGTCATGCGTTTTGCAAGGCTTTGTGGATGGACAAGATATTCCCAGAGGAATTTTTAAAGCCTACTGATTATTCAAAGACGTTTGTTTATATACCATCAAAGGCAGAGGACAACCCTCACTTGGATGATGCTTATTGGGCGCAGTTGCAGACATTACCTCCTCATTTGAGGGCGGCGTTTAGAGACGGTTCATGGGATTTATTCAAGGGACAGGCTTTTCAGGAGTGGTCAAGGGCGTATCACGTCATTGAGGATATGAAATTCACCCATAAGGACGGTAAGCAGAGGCTTTATCCTGAGGGTGCGCCTTTGTTTATGACGTATGACTGGGGATTTGGTGCGCCTTTTTCGATTGGTTGGTGGTGGATTGACTCTGACGGTAGGAAATACAGATTTTCAGAGTGGTACGGGTGGGCTGGTAGTCCTAACACAGGAATGAGGATTTCCGATACTGAGGTTGCTGCGGGAGTTATTAAACGCGAGCAGATCATGGGATTGAATGACGTTGAAGAACGCCTTGGAATGAAGGTTTACAATCCCCAAATAAAGAGATTATGCGATCCGACTTGTTTCAATAAGAAACCTGATTACCGTGGTGGAGGTCAAATGCCTTCGACTGCTGAGGTTTTCATGAATGCAGGTTTGATTATGCAACCTGGCGACCCGTCCAGAGTTTTAAAATGGAGGCAGTTTCACGAACACCTGAAAGTTCCAAGAGATGCGGACGGTGCCGTAAATGGAGTACCGATGTTGCAGGTTTACGCCTCTTGCAACCATTTTATAAGAACAATTCCGGCGCTTATCATTGATGACAACAACATTGAGGACATAGACAGTTCCGGTGAAGACCATTGCGCTGATGAAGCTGCCCATATCCTAGTTGAAAGGCCCATAAAAGCAGCAAACTCAGTTTCCGAGATTAAAAAACAACCTACGATCAATGATATTGTCAGGTTAGAACGCGAACAGATATGGGAAGACGTTAAGAAGGCAGAAGAAATGGAGAACGCTTTATATGATTATTGAAATCATCGTCATTGTTGCTCTTTTATTGGTTATTTCAGCACAGTGCTATTTGATTCACGACCTTACCAATAAGTGGGATGCGAAGGAAAAAGACCTTCTAAACCGTATTATGGCGAGAAACTTTGAAACATTTGTTCAGGGTGAAATCGTGCGTGAAACTCCGAAACCTCTAACACCAGAGGAAATATACGAACAGCAACTTGAACGTGGTATTCCGGTATGAAAAAAGAGATATTCAAGGATAAAGACAGTTTGAAGTTAGCCATTGACGGGTTCTTTGATGACCGTATGGACACTTCTCGTAAGATGATGGAGCAGATTATTGCTAGAAACATCCTATATTACATCGGTGAACAGTACCTTGAGTATGTTCCTTCAAGCGGTCAGTTTAGGAGAAGGATGGCAAATGCCTTCCTGCCTACTCCAGTTTCCAATGAAGTAAGAGAATACGTCCGGTCAGTAGTAGCTATGCTGATGAACCAGAAGATGGTTCCCAGAGTATGGCCGAATACCGACGAGAAAGAAGATATTAAAGCCGCAGACGCAGGACAGGCATTACTTGTATCTTTAGACCAGTCTCATGACGGTAGTTTCTTTGACGAGAAGGAAAAACTCGCTATTCTCCTGTGTATTGCAGGAACGGCGTTCATGCGAACCTACGCCGACTCAGAAGGGGGCGTTTGGTTACCTGACGGGTCTAAGACAGGTGATGTTGCTACAGAGTGCGTCCTTCCTTTTAACGTAAGACTTGATACGCTTGGTGATAGTTTAGGCCAGAAACGATGGGTAGGAATTCAGTCACTTAAAGACAAGGAATGGGTAGAAGATACCTTCAAGACAAAGATTGAGAATAAAGACGAAGATCGTTCACAGATAGATTACCAACGGTATTTAAGCAAACTGGTTCAATCTGTCAGTCCTTGGAAGGGACGACCGATTGTGGTTCAGTCTATGGATGAAGATGACAACCTTGTTTTGTTCCGCGAAGTAGAATTTGCACCAACTAAACAATACACGGAAGGACTTTATGTTGTTTGTTGCGGCGGTAAGGTCATTTCACAGCAAAAGAGACTCCCCATTTCTGCTACAGATGATGAATGGTATTACTCTATTACAGACTTCCACTATAACAGAGTGCCGGGAAGATTCTGGAGTGATCCCGGCGTAAACGACCTTATATCCCCACAGAACATTATCAATGAGATTGACCAATCACTTTCAATAAATCGTAAGGGAATGGGCAGGCCAAAGGTCTTAACTCCCGGCGATATAGGATTAAAGAAGATTGGCTTAGGCGGACATGGTTTTATTGCCCTGTCTTATAACCCGATCATGGGTCAGAAACCTGAGTTCAAAGAAGGCACTCCACTACCTCAACAAGTATTGGAAGAACGCAAGCTCCAGAAAGAACAGATGCAGGATGCTTCTGGAGACCCCAAGAACGTACTGAGAGGCCAGCAACCGTCAGCAAACGCAAGTGGTGTTCTTACGGAGGGATTAAGAGAAACAGCAGAAAGAGGACGCTACCCTGACATTGAAAGATTCAACAGGTCTTTATCAAGAGTCTATAAGAAAAGACTCCTGATTGCCCAAGAGTTATATACAGAAGAAAGGCTCATTAAGACGTTAGGCCGTGGCAATAAGGTAAAGATTACCAAGTTCAAGGCATCTGACTTGAGAGGCAATACAGATGTACGGTTAGAACTTGATTCCGGTTTGATTCAAACCAAGTCCGGTCAGTCTCAGATGTTTCTTCAAATGATTCAAAACGGCTTCTTTGAGGAAGGAAAGATAAGTCCAACTATTAGACAAGAGATACTTCAAAGAATGGGCATGTCAACCTTTACGGATGAAGTCAATAACGATGTTGAACGTGCTGAGATGGAGAATGTCTCCGTGGCATCTGGTGAATTAAAAGTCATGTTGGCTGAACCTAACCCCGAAACGGGAGAGGATGAAGTTCTGAACCTTGACCCATTATTCAAGTACGACAATCACAATGCACACTTTGATGTGCATCGAAAATATATCATTTCGGCAGAATTTGCGGAACTGCCTGAACAATACCAGACAGTTATGATTGCTCATGCCGATTTGCACCAAAAGATGATTCAGGACAAACCGCCTGACATTCGAGATTACGTCCAGATCGACAAGATACTTTTAC